TTGGTGACTGACAGTGCCATTCAATTCTAATCTTCTTTAAGCTTTACGGATGAATCATCAACTTCGATTGGCTTAACTGGATTTTCTCGAGGCTTAGGGGTTACCTTTGGCCTACCAAACTTCAACATAATGGCCTTTTGGGCAGCAGAAAGCTTTTTGCCCTCTCCAGCGTTGATTTCATCCAGCTTCTTTGTTTGCTCTTCGGTCATACCAGGCATGATGATCTCCTTACTCTGCGCTTGCAGCCACAGCCTTCTTCTCAGCTGCGTCTACGTAACCTTGACCCAGAATGTACGATACGCACACGCCAGCAGAAAGCTTGAGCGCTTCGCCCAAACCGATGTCTTCGCTGACGAAGGCAAGCACTGGGGGAATCAGAGCTCCAAGGAACGCTGCCCAGAACTTACGGGACGAGAGCTTGTTTTTGAGGGTTTCCATGATTTCTCCTTGAAATGATTAGCCGCTTTCGCCGCCGCCAGGAATGTAGGTTGGGTTGAGACCATCGCGAGTCACGTTGACGCGGTACCACATCTTCCAAGTTGCCTCTGGGTTACTGTGGTTCGTCAGGTCCGTGAAGGCCGCGTAGGTGCTGGCCACGAAAAGGTACACGTTGTCGCTGCCTGTGAACTCGAAGTTCTGCAACTGAGGCCGAGGCGCGTCGTCACCGTTGTTCGTGATCCTGTTGTTGGCGTCTAGGCAGTACGCGAAGCAGTGTTTGATCATGGGGTTGCCGTCAGCGTCAGTGCCATCTATAGGCGGTGCGATAACTGCGTAGCCCTTCCTGCTGGTAGACGAGTGATCGTTCTCAAACGAACCGTCGCCACCGATGATGATCTTCTGGCCGTTACCGTTGGTGGTGTTGGCGAACTGGTGCGTTGAGCCGGACCCCATCCAGTTGATTCCCGACGTTGAGTCGGTGACCCCGTTGCCGCAGATGCCAAGCATAATCCCGTGCTTGTCCACTGTGTTCCCAGAGTTCGTGTGCCGCTCTACGCATTCAGTGAGCAGTTCAAGGCTGAAGAAGTCAGACCATTGCAGAAACTGTCCATCTGGGCCGGTCAGTCGCTTGTACCACCTAATAGATCCTTGGGCGCTAGTGTTCCACCTGTATTGGGAGGCGTTCTTGCTCTTGTCCACAGCAAAGCGGAAGCCGTTGGAGGAGCTTGACTCTGATACCAGCGTGCTGTTGGGGTCGTATTTAGTCCAACTTCCATCCATTGGATCGATGCTAATCCACCTGCTGACGCCAGCAGGAACACGTTTATTAGTGCTGCCCAAGCTTTGATCTCTGGCAATCGGACCTGGTACTCGTGTACGCTTACCCATTAGCTTTGATCAATTCGGTTAACGAAACCGTGAAGAGTTACTGAGGCGTTGTCCGCACAGAAAGCTTTCACCACAAGACCCGCTCTGAGTATGAGACCGGGAACAACAAGCGATGTTGTTTGTGCCGGGACTTGAACTGCTATCTCGTCAGCTACACTCGTGTTTCCACCGAACTCGATCGTTAGCAACCTTTGAGTCGATGTGGGGTTCGAGGCGTAGATGAAGATCTCGTCAATGTCAGTGTTGCTGCCACCAGTTGTTGCCGTGTGAATCGTGACAGCATTACCTGAGGTAGTCTGATTGACGAGGATGCCTCTACCATTTGTGGATCCGCTAAGGACTTCCTTCGACATTGTTGGCATGATTAAATCCTACGAGAAAACTTGAGTGTGAAGAATAAGGTTTAGGTCATCGACTGCGGTGCCGCCACCGCTTGATGCCTGCCAAGAGATGTCAGTACCGTCACTGGTGAGCACCGTGCCGTTGCTCCCCGGCGAAAGCTTTGCGGTCTCAGCACTCGCGTTTCCGTAGATGATCTGCCCACGAGCAAGATCCTCGATCTTGGCCACGGTGACTGCGTCATCTGAGATGGCGTTTGTGCCTACGGCGTCAAGAACAAAGTCGAGTGTACCGTCGCCGTCCTCGTAGCTGACTGAAATACCTGTCTCGGTGTTCGAGCCGACCATGGCTCCGACTGTGTCTTGAATGACCTCTGCAAGAGTGTCACTGCCAACCCTAAACGCGGTCGCTTGCAGTGTACCAGTGACCACAACTTCACCGTCTGGTACCAAGTTGATGTCTGCATTCGCGCCATCATCGTCGGTGGTCGTGATGGTCAGAGCACCATTCGCTCCCGTAGCGATTGTGCAGAAGTCTCCAGTGTCGGCTGAACTCAGCATCTTGATGTCGGGGCCACCGTCATCAATCTTCATGAACACACCTTGGTTGAAATCTGCACCTGTTGCAGTCAAGTCCAAAGCTCGAGTCGTGGTGTTTCCTGGCCCGCTACCCGTCGCGGTAATCTCAATACCTTTGACCAGAGTTGTGCCTGCTGCCGAAGCATGCTGAAGCGTCGGAGTCAACTTCGCACCAACCATGGTGTTTGTACCATTGGTAGCGCTTGTATTGTCCATGTCGACGTTCAAGCCGATCATGGTGTTGTCTGATGTACTGGCACCCGTCTTGTCGAAGTTAATATCGAGTGACGTAAACGAACCCGCATTGGTATCCGAAGAAGAGTTAATCAGGTTAAGAGTATTACCGTCGAACGTCAGGTTCGCTTCACCGTTGAGGGACGCAGCCCCACTGGCTGTGGCAATACGGTTGTTTGAACCATTGGACATTGACACTGCATTCGCGGCACCAGCAACTGATGTGCCTGTCGTGATCTGAATGTCATCACCAGCATCTGTGGTGAAATGAAGCTCGTTGGGTGTAGCAGTCTTGACCCACAACTGCCCATACGCTGCGGTGTCACCATCAGCGCTTGCCTGCTCTTTAAGTGTGACTGGACCTTCGACAGTGAGTTTAGTTCTTGGGGTATCCGTGCCGATGCCAACGCGGTCATTAGTCTCATCGACCACAACCGTAGTTCCGTCTACTTCAAGGTCTGTGAGGACTTGAGATCCACCCCCACGGTTGTAAAAGTCAGCCATTGTATGCTCCGATTAAACAGTTTCGCGAACAACCCAGTGCAGCCGAGCTTTCTTCAAGGTGATTACTCCGCCCGCAGCATTTTGCTTCAAATGAAGGTACAACTTTCCAGATGTAGTTTGCCCAGCAGGTCGAGTCACATATGTGCCAAGAAAAATCGACGTAGAAAGAAGGCTCGTATCAGTTAATCCGGCCTGGGCTTTGATTCCCTCGGCGAGGCCGGTGCAAGGGTCATCACCGTTCTCATCCCAAGTTAAAAAGGCAGTAAACTTAGTTGGTGTTCCACTTGTAACGTCTGCCTGAATATCAAGGTGAGACAAGAAACATGAGTTAGGCAAAGCTTTTGAAAACACGTCAGCAGTGCTGTCTTCATGAAGCAATATTTTTTTCGTTAGATCGAACGAGCCGTTGATGCCTGTTACTTCTGCATCATTGACAATAAACCCCTGCATTAGAGCCTCCAAAAAATGGTTGAGAGAGGGGGGCCGAAACCCCCCTCAGATCAAAGGTTCAGGATCAGGTGTTGGCGCCAACAAGTCCACGCCAAGTGGTTCCGTCGCAAAAGGCCAAACCAGTCTCGGCTTCGTCAATAGTGAGGATTGTGTCACCAGCGTCATTCCGAAGCGTAATAGTCTCAGAAGAACTTGCGGTGGCATTGTTCATAATGAGAAGAAGGAGTCCAGTGCAAGAAGCCTCAGCCGGAAGATCTAGGTTTCTGTTACCAGTAGGGTCAACAATCAAAAAGTTGGAGGTGATCTTAGTTTGGTTGCTACCCGCCGTGCCTGTTACCAACAAGGTGTGAGTCGCAGCCATAGTGATGGCTTCGCTCTTGAAGGCAAGAAGGTTTGTAGCGCCAGACAGAAGCGTCATGAGGGCAGTTTGACCACGAGCCTTGATTCCCTTTCCGGGCTCAAGTTGAAGGTCACCCTCGGTGGGGATGTCGTGCTCAAGGCGACGACCGCCAGACAGTTCAGGAATTCGAGACATTTAATACTCCATAGGGGAAGGGGAAGAGGATCGGTTGAATGATAACACAAAGATAAAGGTTGTCATCGTTAGTTTGAAGTGCCCTTAGCTTGATTGTTCTCGTCACCAATGATCTCTTTCAATCGAGCAATACGTGCTCTAAGTTTCATAGAGAGATTCTTGTCAGTATTCAACTTAGGTGACAAGCTGAAGCCTATAGCCTTGGCGGCCTCGCCTGGATAGAACTGATCAGTGTAGACGTAGACCCTTCCATCCTTCTCAAAGGCTTTTCCTTGATCGATGAGAAGCTCAAGCCTCGCAGTGCTTAGCTGCTGATTCTGCTGGAACAGCTTGAGATCACCAACCGGGGCATTCATGGGATCCATCGGGTCCACGTAGTTGTCGACGTCGATCAGCGTCGATGGACCAGCATCCTTGTTCTTGACGAGGCCGAGTTGAATGAGTGGTCCGACCTTACTCAGTATCGGATCACCATCAGTGATATTGTCCTGGATGAATCCGGCTGCATCGAGCATCATCTCGAATCCACCCATGTTCGCCTTGGACAAGGCCAGCATGTTGTCGCCCATACGGCCAGTCACTGGTGATTGGATGGCGTCGAACAGAGCAATGTACGCCCTTCTATTGCGAGCAATGTAG